TTCTCCCACGCCTGCACCTCCGACATTGCCTCGCGGAGGACCAGCGCGCCGAAGTCCGTCAGGTCGCCTCCGTCGAAAAGCGCAGCTCGGTCTTCGCCGAGGTATCCGGCGACCCCTCCCCCGAAGTACCGGGCGAGGCGCGCTCTTCCCGCGACCTTGCGCGAAAAAAAACCGCGACCTCGTCGTACTGCTCGCGCATCCGCGCGATGAAGTCGAACGTCTCGGCGGGCGTGATGTCGTCGCCCGCGCCACCGGCGAGCCGCTTGACAAACTCCACCATCGCGGCGTGGTATGCGGGCATGTCGGCGGGCGCCACCGTGCCCACGTCCTCCTCGCGGATGCCCTCGCCTGCCGCCACGCGGAACGACTCGTCGATGACGGACCACTCCTGGTAGGCGGACACGATGTCCACCTCAAACGGCGCGCCGTCCTCGCCGAAGGCGAATTTCTTGACGCCCTTGCGGCTGATCCTGATGACGCCGTTGTTCGCGCTCATATATTTTCTCTTGAATATACGTTATAATGTTCGGGTAGGTAAGCAGCGACAACTGCCAACCTACCCTGACCAAAACCGTTACTGGAGAACGATCAATGGCTACCAAGCATTCTATCCCACCCTTCCAATTTGGTGTAGACCGCGATTACTTCGGAGCCTGGATTTCTGGATTTGTTGATGGCGAAGGATGTTTTAGTCTCGGATGGCAAAGACTAAACACCTATCCGCGTCCGAAAGCCATCTTCACAATCTGCCTCCGCGCTGATGACATCAACATCCTCCAACGAATTCGCTCCTACTTTGGTTGCGGTAAACCAATCCACGTAACAGAGAAAAAAGGGAGCAACCCAATCGCGGTGTACACCGTTAACACCCTCGCTGATGCCAACAACATCATCTGCCCACACTTCGTCAAGTTTCCCCTACTTGCCAAAAAGTCTGGAGATTTCGCAATCTGGATGGAGGCAGTCACCTATATGTATGCGATCTCACTAGAAAAAGCTGGCAATCAGTACAGCCGATCTAAATGGACCTCTGAACGAAAAGAGTACATTGACATACTGATTGCAACACTCAAGGACCAAAGAAAGTTCATCCACCCTGATGGCGTATCACAGACAGAGTGAGGTCAATTAAACCACCTCTGGCAGCTTCTAAGATGTCGCGCCACCACGAGGCGGGCCACCTGCTCGGCTCGGGCCAGAGCCGGCGCTGCGGCAGTCGCCCAGGCACCCCCTCGTGGTGCGCCGCGGCGCCCTTCCGGTTCGTGCCCACGACCACCTCGCCGCGGCCCGTGCGGAGCACCTGCTCGGGGCCGCCGTACCCCGGCGAGAGGCTGTTGAGCAGGAGGCCGGTGTCGCGCAGGATCTCGACCCGCCGCCCGCCGTACTTCTCCAGCAGCGTCGTCGCCCCGAGCTTCTTCAGCACCCACCACGCCTGCGCCGCCGCGTGGCCCTTGTCCCCGCGGAACGCCGCCAGTGCCCGCCGGTACACCCTCCACCACCACTCCTGCTGCTGAGCAGTGAGCGCTTGGGACGGGCGCGCGGCGCGCTTCTTCTCCGCCTTCGACCGGCCGCGCCTGCTGTACGCGACGGTCCTCGGGCTGAGCGGCTGCCAGCTGTCGCCCGCCTCGTCGGTCCCGCCCCGCGCCTTGGCGACGAACGCCCGCTTGATCCTGCCGAGGAGGGCCAGCCCCATGCGCATGAGCATTGCCTCGACCGCCGCGCCGCCTCCGGTCGCCTCTGTGGGCACCTTGGACAACGCCTGCCGGATGGCGGCGCGGGTGGCCCGGACGTGTATGGTGTTGATCACGACTACCTCGGCTCCATCAACTTGTAGGTGATCGTCGCCGTTACCTGCGTCGAGACGCCCGGCGCGGAGGAGGAGCCGCCCGTCATGCGCGTAAACCCAGTGAACCGCACGCGCCCCCCGAGCGGCACCGCGTTCGACCCGCTCGCCTGCGTCGCCGGCGCGCTCCCGCTGTTGCGCGACTGCTGGAAGGCGTTGTTCATCGTACCCAGGCCCCCGCCGCACAGGACGAACGTGGCCGGCGCCTGCGTGCTGCTGTAGAAGCACCACGCTACGTCCACCCACACGCCGTCGCCGAGGTCCATCTGCAGGAATACGAAGGTCGAGTTGCCGGTCACGAAGCCGTTAATCGTCAGGCGGACCACCGCGACGATGGCCTGTCCGTAGGCCACCGGAATCGGGCGCGGCGTACTCAGGGTGTCGCCGAGGTCGGCCTCGGTCGTCGTCAGCGGCACCGCCGTCGCATAGGGGATGCCGTCGGTGGGCGCGGTCGGGACGATATTGACCGGCACGGCGGCTCCTCCTTAGACCATAGATGCCTTCGCGTTCAGCAGCGCCGTCGTGTTGCCGAGGTTGATGATCTGGACGTTCATGGCGTTGCCGGGCGTGCCCGTGAGTCCGATGTTGCCCTGCGCGTCTACCGGGAGATTGATCCGCTGCACCGTGCCGACACTGCCTACGGGCGAGGTGAGGTAGCAACTATAGATCGGGACGCCGTTGCCCACCGCACCGTCCCAGACGCGGAGCTGGGCATTGCCACCGAATCCCGGCCCAGCCATCGACACCTCTAAGAAAGTGAGGTTGATCGCTCGGTTCGCTTGCGCCGGGATGGTCATGGTGTTGACACCCGACGACGAGGTCGTGGCCGGGTAGAGGACGCCCAGTGTTACGCCCGCCGGACCGAGGAACGCCTCCTGGTAGCTGCCGTCCACCGACGCGGTGATCACCACGGTGGCCGGGCCAGCGCCGGCCGTCATTTGTACGCGGATGAACTGGTAGTTCTGGACGTTGACCTCGAAGTTGCCGGCGGCGGTGGCCGTCGTCACGCCCGCGGCCGGCGGCGTAGCGGACGGGTAGGCCCCGACCGTCAGCGGGGTGAACACCAGGCCGTCCAGCGATGCGAAGAAGCTGAGCGTCGGCGTGCCCGTTACCGAGGTAATGCTGATACCCACCTTGCTCTGGCCTGCGCACCAGATCGTTACTTCTTGATTGACGGCGTTCAGGACCTTCGACACGCGCGTCGCGCCGCTCGATACATTGGTCAATGCCACGGTCGCTACCTCCCGTTAGAATCCGAGTATCACGGCGCTGTTCCAGTCGATGAACTGCGCGTAGGCGGTCGGTGTCTGCTCGCTGATATTCGGCTGCACGCGCGAGCGCATGCCGTCGTATGCCGGGTTCACGATCACGTTCGTCACCGTCGGCCAGTCCACACCGCGGGTGCCAATGTCCTCGACCGACAGCTGTCCCGACTGGACCTGCCGCATCTCCTCGACGGCCTCATCGTAATCGGCCTGAATACTCTTCGGGCACCCCTGCGCCCGGCGCGTGCAAAGGAATTTCGCCGCGACGGTCGTCGCCCAGTCGCACACGGTCCCGGACAGGACCAGCTGGCTGTCGTCGTACCGCTGGTTGCAGTAGAGTTTCACCTTGCTGGTCCCCTTGCGCGTCCCGACTACCAGCCGCGCCCCGGTCGCCGCGTTCACGCCGCTGTCCCGCGCCGTTGCCCCGCTGTTGACGGCGGTGGTCAGTGCGGCAACCGAGACCGAGGTCGCTGCCGCAGCGGCTGCCGCACTCAGCCGCACCGTCACCGGCACGGCCATGCCGGCGCTCTCAAACGTCAGCTCCGCACCCCGCAGCAGAGCGACGGGCAGCGCCGCCACACTGATGCTGGTCGCCCCGACTGCCGCGTCTGCCGTGGTCGTGATGACCTGCCCGCTGGCGAGGTTGCTGTCGTCCTCGCGGAGGTCCACTCCCTCGACGGAGAGCAAGTCCCACACGTCCTGCGGGGTGCAAAAGAGCGTAGTGAGGGTGATCGGCACGCGATTATATCCTCCTACCGATGTCCCGGATCTCCACTGTCAACTCCTCAACCATCTTGCGCAGCGGACCCACCGCCTTCTCAATCCGGTTGTCCAGGTCGCCATTGATCTTGTCCGAGATATTCTCCGTCGCCCTCTTCGCATCCTCGGCCGCGCTGGCGGCTATTACTGCGGTGCTCGCTGCGGCGCTTGTCCCAGCCACAGTCAACCGGGTGTTCTCATCCAACTTCTTCTCAGTGGACCTGCTCTTGATCCAGTTGACGACGGCGGCCACCAGCAGGGGCACCTGCGCCACCAGCATCAGCACGAACATGACGACGGCCTGCTCCAGCGGCATATTGACGATCCTTAAGACCCAGACTTAGAACCCCGCGACCGTCGCGAACGCTATCGCCTTGGGCACGTAGAGGAGCGGGATCGCGTTCATCAGCGCGATCAGCTCGATGCACGACGGCTGCGTCACCCACTCCTTCCAGAACGTATAGCCGCGCTTGAGGACCATCGGTTGCCCAGCATTCTCACTGATATATTCGGCGCCGAGGTACATCTCGGTCCAATCCGGCGACGGGTCGGGCGCGAACATCGCCGTATTGTCCGGGAACACCTTGATCGTCGTCGTGCCAGTTGAAGTGGACCATGTCGGGTCCACATCGCCGCCCGTCACCAGCACGTCGTCGGCGATGTGCCACGTCAGCCACGGCAGGCCGCGCAGGACCGCCGAGAACTCCGGCATCGGCATCCCGTCCATCGCGTTCTCCGGCACGCGCTCGTAGGACGAGAACGGCACGTTGGACGAACCGGCGGTGTTGCGCACCTCGGCGTTGAGCAGGACGTTGTACCATCCCAGCGAGTTCATCCAGACGTGGCGCGGCTGGTATCCCGACAGCTGCGTCATCGCCGCCTGGATCGAGAGACAGTTCTTGATGAGGGGCGCGCCGGTGTTCTGCCAGCCGACGAGGATGATGTTGCCCGTGCCCAGCATGTTCAGCTGGTTCTTGTTGCCGGCGGGGACCTGGAACGGGATCTGGAACCCAATGTTTGGGGCGGTCGGCGCGCCGATCACCGGCAACAGGTTGTCGCCGGAGAGTTGAAAGTACAGGTTGTCCTGGAACATGCCCGTCGTCATCAGCTCGACGGTGTTGTTGTACTTCTCCGCCAGGTGGACCGTCTGCCGCGCGATGTAGCTCTGCCCGCCGGTGTCGATCTGGGTATTGGGGCCGATGATTGGCGTTAGGTTGCCGAGGAACTCCCCCAGGAGCCGCACCTTCTCGTGAAAGCGCGCGCATGACACGCGCACGTCGCCCACGGGGTTGAGGGCGACCGAGGCCGGCCCCGTGCCCGGGGC